TTCTGCTCCGTCTAATATGCAGTTTGCAATGGCATTAGTTTGCCCTGGTTTTGCACCACCGCCGCCTGCGCCGCCATACCCTACTCTACGTCCTGCGCCGCCACCTGCATAATACCTACCTGTACTAGTAATTGCTACTCCTGTATTTGTAGCTGTACCGTTTACATTCATGTAATAAATACCTGTACTACCTGTACCCGTACCTCTTGCAATTATATACGAATTAGCTGGAATTCCGGTACCAGTAACTTGTGTACCTACATCAATTATTCCATCACTAACTGCGGTTACAGTTAATGTATTATTTGAGGAAAATACTGATGCTGTTCCAGTGAAAGGAATTGTTGCATTGCTTTTTACCCCAATGCCACCAAAGCCCTCTGTAGCGGCTGTGCCACCTTGACCACCTGCACCACCACCACCCGAACCGTTATCGTTACTATTATTTGTACCGCAATCATATCCCTGGCCGGTAGTTCCTAAACCTTGTACACCCATAATTTGGGCGGCACCTCCACCACTACCACCATTACCAACACCTTCTGTGTCATAACGGCGAGGCGAAGTGCCAGAGCTGTTTGGTCCGCCAGCGCCGCCACCAAGTGATGTAATTGTTGTTATACCACTACCAGATATGGACGAGTTACTACCTTTAAATCCGGAAGTTTCTTCACCATTTACGCTTGCACCACCTGCACCAACTGTAATAGTGTATGTTACATTTGAACTAATACCAGTTAAGACAGATTCTGCATTTGCACCTCTACCTGAAGATTCGCCGGCGATTGAAGAACGATATCCACCAGCACCACCGCCACCTGAGCCAATTGCATCATATCCTCCACCGGAGCCGCCGCCTGCAACAACTATAAATTCTAACGTAGTAGGGGGAGGAGGTGGGGGAGGAGGTATATATGTTGCGCCTCCAAATATTGTTGCTCCGCCTGTGATTGTAATTGGCATCTTATTTCCTAATTAAAATGTGATTGTTCCTGAGCTGGTCCAAATATATATTCTATATCCACCTTCTATAATAACATTTGGACTGCCCGTAGTATTCGATGCGGCTGTGTATGTATCTGCATATCTAATAATAGCTACACCTTTTCCGCCGTTCCCTCCACTTGCTGATCCTGCTGGGTATGAAACTCCTCCACCACCACCGCCTGTGCCTGAAGTTCCATTTGTTCCTGGTATACTCGCGCCGGTGGCGCCTGCTCCGCCACCACCAGCTCCACCAGCTCCACCTGCGGCACTTGCTCCACCCCCACCGCCGCCGCCGGCGAAATATACATTACTGCCAACAACATTTCCTATATTATAAGTTGTGGCTTGTGTTGTAGTAATGATTGTCGAAACTTTACCGATACCACCCGCTTTGCCTGTAGTGCCAACGCTCGCCCCGTCCTCACCTGCAGCACCTGCTCCACCTCCGCCTCCGCCTGAATAAGCTCCGCCAGTACCACCACGATTACCAAATCCTCCACTAGCACTAGTAGGTTGTAGTCCTGCCCCATATGTGGTATGATCGGCTCCGTTCCACGATGCTCCGCCACCTGAACCACCTGCTGTGGCATTTGTATATGGACCATAAAAACCACCCGTGCCTCCACCAATAGCTATAACATTACTCGAAGCCAAGATAGATGAGTTCGAACCATTATTGCCGCCGCCGCCGGTGCCGCTTACGCCTGTTCCACCTGCTCCAACAATTACTGTTATGAGAGACCCTATGGTAATAGGTAATGCAGTATTTGCTACATATCCTCCTGCACCACCACCACCGCACCCTAAATTAGGAGCACTTGCGCCCGAACCACCGCCAGCTACTACCAGATATTCTACTGAACTAAGTACCGGTGGAGGAGAAGGTGGAGGAGGTGTTAAATTAAATCCTGAAAGTGATACGCCGCCTGAGATTGTAATTGGCATCTTATTTCCTACCTAAATGTAATTGTTCCAGATTGCCAGAATCTGAAAATGATGTTTTGCGTTTGCATAAATTTATCCAACGAATCTTATTGTGCCAGGACCAGTAAATGTATAATATACATTGCCATCTAAAGTAGTAACAGTATTACTACCTGTAATATTAGATGTTGCGGTAAAGTACGAAGGATGTGCAAAAATAACTACCCCTGATCCTCCAGATCCTCCGGCAGTGGCTCCACCTGCCGGATGGGAACCTGCGCCGCCACCGCCCCCAGTATTTACGTTGCCTGCAAGAGCAAGGAATGTTGTTCCCGGAGGATTTGCGCCGGATCCTCGACCGCCGCCGCCTAAACCACCAGGAGAAGGTGATAGGTTAGCAAAATTATAATCTTGCCCACCTCCTCCTCCGCCTGCATAGTAATTACCATTTATCCATGCATTACCGTCACCACCTTGACCTTGCAAGGGACCTGTTCTTCCTGCAGTACCAGCACCACCGCCCCCACCTCCAGTTTGTCCAAGGGGTGGTCTTGAATTTGCAATTCCGCCAGGATTTCCTTGTCCAGCTGTACCTGCACCTCCAGTATTAGCTGGTCCTGAGTTGCCAGATGGATTTGCTGCTCCGCCACCCGATCCGCCAGATAGTCCATTAAAGTTAACGCCATCATTTGTACCGCCACCACCACCACCTACGGCAATAAGATTTGCACTAAATGCTGCAGAAGATAGGGTTGACGGGGTGCCACTTGCACCTGCTGCACCGCCCCCAGCACCCCCGCCCCCCAGTGTAAAATTAAAACTATACGAAGATAAGGTGGGCACCACAATACTATTGGCAATATAGCCTCCAGCACCGCCGCCTCCAGCATAAAATGCCCCGCCGCCGCCACCCCCGCCTGCTACTAATAGATAACTTAATGTAAAGGGTGGTGGTGGCGGAGGTGGAGGGGTAAGGGTAAGCCCTGAAAATATTACACCGCCGCTAATTGTTAATGCCATATTGTTTCCTAATTAAAAATAATTGTTCCGGATTGCCAGAATCTGTAGATGATGTTGGCATTGGCATAGGTTACGTTTGGTGAACCTGTGGTTGTTGCAGTTGCAAATGTATTTGGATAACGAATAAACGCAATACCAGAACCACCAGCAACACCATTAATAAATGGTGATCCGCTTGGGGAGGTTCCTCCACCGCCTGCACCACCTCCAGTATTTACGGTACCTACAGTACCCAAACCTGAGCCCACCGCCCCTGCGCCACCGCCACCTAAACCGCCTGTGCCTGCAGTTCCTCTACCGTTCCATGTGCCGCCACCACCACCGCCAGCATAATACACATTAGCACCTGTTATTGTAGAGGGTGATCCGTCTCCGCCTGAACCAGCACCACCAGCTCCGCCAGATCCACCAACTGCTCCTGCACCACCTCCACCCCCACCTCCATAATTATTACCAGGTGAACCCGACCCACCAGGATTGCCTTGTCCAGGCGTCCCTGTTCCGGCAGCACCTGCCGTTGGAGCAGGACCATAGCCTCCACCTCCACCTGATCCTCCAGGTTTTCCTGCATAACCAGTAGCAGAAGTTATACCGCCACCGCCACCGCCGCCAATGGCAATTACATTTGATGCATAGGATGCTGCAGTTATCGAAGTATTTGCGCCATTTGCACCTGCAAGAGTAGCTTCTACGTTAGCAGAACCTATACCTCCAGCACCACCTGCGCCAACTGTTATTGTATATAACGTACCGGGAGTGACTGCCAATGCACTATTGGTTATTAATCCTCCTGCGCCAGCTCCAGCAACACCACCATCATTACCAACAGTGGCCCCTGAACCACCGCCCCCCGCAACAACTAAATATTGTACTGAACTAAGTGGGACAGGTGGAGGTGGTTCAGATGCATATAACGCGCCGCCTACTAATGCCATTCCGCCTGTGATTGTAATTGACATATTATGTTCCTAACTAAATGTGATTGTTCCTGAGCTATAGAAGTTGTATACAACATTTCCACCTGAAGATGTTACAACTACATTAGCTCCTGTGGTATTTGCAGCAGAATATGCAGAAGGATGACGCAAAACAACTAATCCAGACCCGCCGGTTGCTCCCACCCCTCCATACGAACTAGCCCAACCGCCACCGCCACCGCCACCACCAGTATTAGTATTACCATCTATGCCGGCATTATTACTGAAATTACCAGCGCCACCGCCGCCTGTGCCACCTGTACCTTGTGTACCTGGTCCATTTCTAGTTCCGCCTCCACCGCCGCCTGCGTAATTTAATCCAGTTATACTAGATGATGTGCCAGCTCCACCATTACCAGCAACACCCGGTGTTATCCCATTTGCATTTACACCTGCAGAAGCAGAGCCACCGCCACCGCCACCCAAATACGCGGGTGAAGTAGTGCCTGTGCCGCCTGCGTATCCTTCTACCGGACTATAACTGCCTTCATTTCCTGTGCCTCCTAATGGGTGTCCTCCAGAACCACCTCCGCCGGATCCGCCATTTTGTCCCGGAAGCGTACCTGGCCCTTGATCTGCGCCGACCCCGCCACCTCCGCCAGTAGTGGAAATACTAACCACACCGCCTATTAATGATGAATTGGCGCCTTTGCCGCCCTGTTGAAGAGCACCGGCATTGGCCTGCCCTGCAGAACCTCCGCTGCCAACAGTAATAGTATATGGGGTGCCTGGGGCAATAGTTACGGTAGATTGTCTTAATCCTCCAGCACCACCGCCTCCCCCGCTATTACCGGCACCTCCGCCCCCACCTGCAACTATTAGATAATCTATTAAACTAAGTGGGGGAAGCGGCACAAATACGGATAGCCCGTTTGATATTGCCACTCCGCCTGTGAATATAACTGGCATATTATTTTCCTATTTTTATATGCGTTCTATGTACTCTGCATTGTATTTGGCCATTATAATAATCTTCAGTTTCCAATACTCTGCGATCCATTTGTTCTCTTGCCTCAAGATAATTACAAGATCCCTTATTGGGACAAATATGTAATATCTCTCTTATAAATTTATCTGTTCCAACTGTCTCTACATCCTTTTTAACTTCTTCGGATGAGGACCAATAATCTCGCCAATCTGATTCGACCTTTATACGCTTCTTTTTGCCCTTAACCTGTTTAGTTTTACGAAACCAAAAAAGTTTTTTACCTATGTATTTCCGTCCAGTAACAGTATTTGTAATCAAATATACATAACCATACGCAGTTTCTGGTATTTCCTCAAAGGGAATATTATTATAAAGCCACATAAACACCTATCTAAATAAGTATTTATTGTTCTATAATTTCCCATATATCTCCATCTTCGGAGTATCTGTCGGTATCCACACGGGGTGGGACTATGAAATAGTCCTCAGGATCCGTCATTACATCCTCGAGTCGCTCGGTTGCCAAACCTTTGCCCATTGTGCCAGTCTTAATGAACATGGATGTCTGTACAGATTTCTTATATCTGTGATATTCTGACTCATCCCGAGCCATATAATCTTTTTGCTTTTCAGAGAATACTTGTTTCTGTTCCTCCGACCATTGCCTTGAATTGGCACAAGCCCGGGTGCAAAATTTACCGGGCTTGTTGTGTTGTATCCCACACTTAGGACAGGTCTTCGTCGTCGTTGTCGAGATCTTCGTATTGCTCATCTATTTGATCTTCATCTATAGTGGCACCGCAGAATGGACAAAACCCTACATTATAATGACGTTCGTCAAGATCATGTTTTATCTTGAAGACGGCATCACATTCGATGCACTCGTGGTGTTTATTTTTTGCCATGTGTCGATTCCTCTCTTCTTTGCTTCAGTTTCAAATACTCTTGTTCTTAGATCTGATGAACTAAAGTAATGATCTCGCTTGTTAAAATAAATGTCAATTTTTCTTTTCTCACAGATAACTTTGCCTGTGTACTCAGTATCTCTATACTCTTCACCCAAGATACGAACATCAATAGGTAAAGACATAAAGATATCTTCAAGTTCTTTTTCTGTAGAATATACAATAATCTCATCGACGTGTTTACAAGCTGCAACTTGTATTTGTCGTTCGATTATGGATTGTACGGGTTTGTTTTTACTTAACCTGTCGATTGTTGGGTCGACTTGGATTGCTGCGATTAAATGATCGCATTGTCTTTTTGCCTCTTCAAGCATGATAACATGACCAGCATGAAAGAGATCAAAAGTACTGCAAGTAATTCCTATAATTTTATTACTCATATTTGCTCCACTTCAATTTTACATTGATTTAAAAATTCTATACCATTAGTATTTCTATAAGGGGTACGATAGAATACTTTATTTATACCTGCCACATGAATCATTTTACTACATTCAAAACAAGGTGCATGGGTAATATACATTGTAGCGCCCTCGCCTGATTCTGTCGAACGAGCTAATTTACCTATAGCATTTGACTCAGCATGAATTACCTCAGCTTTAGTCTTTAATGTATAGTTTGCACCTTCGTATTCTTCGATGGATTGACCGACACCATAAGTAAAAGTTTCTCGTATTACATCTTCACAGTTGTTATCCCATCCCGCAGGAGTACCATTATAACCTATAGATATAACCCTATCATCTTTAGTTATAATAGCACCAACCTTTAATCTTCTCGCATAAGATAGATCTGCATATGCCTCCGCAGCCGTCATATGTGCATAATCAATTTTCTTCGGCATTCCATTTACCTTCAGGGCATTTTTCCCATTTAATTAATGTCTTGCCCCATATGGCGCAACCGCACGAATCACAAAATTTTGCACCAATAATAATTTTTTTATGTTCACACGTATCACAAATTTGTCTGCGAACTATTACGTAGTTTGTTTTTTTATCGGAATCCATTTTTTACACCAATAATTAGGTTTCACCTTAGCATCCCAGGTTTTACAATATTTTGTTCCTGGTACATATGCCCCACAATTTGCGCAATTTTCTTTACTATTACCTAAAGCATATGCAGGAGGTAATTTTTTATTAATTAAAGTACCATCAGGATACTTTCTTTCTCTTATCTCATCAAAATTTTTCATGCAGCCTTTCCCCACACATCATGCCAGTTTCCTGACAAGGCACCTTTTGCGTAGTCTGTTGCTCTGTTTTCAAAGAAATTAGTATGCGTTGGAGCATTGATCATTTCTTCAACCCATGGTAAAGGATTCTTTTTACGCTTAAAGATGCCTTTTAGTCCAAGACTAATTAGACGTCTGTCAGCAATGTAACGAATATATTCCTTTACGTCGTTCTCTGTTAACCCTTCGATAGCGCCAGATTTGAAAGACAGTTCAATAAACTTATCTTCAAGACTAACCATCTTCTCCGCAATCGAGTAGATCTTTTCTTTGAGAGTATCATTCCATATCTCCTTATTTTCTTCGATGTAGTTACGGAATAATTTAATCATGCCCTCGGCGTGTTGTGTCTCATCAACAATAGACCAAGTAACAATTTGTCCCATACCGCGCATCTTACCCATACGAGGGAAGTTAAGTAACATAATAAAGGAACTGAATAGTTGCATACCTTCAGTAAATGCGCTGAACACCGCAATATGTTCTGCGGTTGAAGCAATCGTACCATTCTTAGATGAAATATCAAGAACAAAGTCATGCTTATCTTTCATTTCTTGATATTCTAGAAATTGATTGTAAGTTGTTTCTGGTAATCCTAGTGTCTCAATTAAATGAGAATATGCCGCAATATGTAATGCCTCACGGGCTGCAAAACCCATAAGCATCATTCTTATTTCAGGTTGCGGAAAGTAAGGTAGATAATTTTTGACATATCCACCAGCGACATCAATATCTCCCTGAGTAAAGAATCGGAAGATGTGCGTAAGGAATTGTTTTTCTTCATTTGATAATTTCTTTTTCCAATCTTTAACATCCTCATGCATGGGTACTTCGGTATGTAACCAATGGCTTTGTTCATGTTTTAACCATGCATCATATGCCCAGGGGTAATTAAAGGGTTTAAACGAATTTCTATCATCCGTCATTTTTGTCTTTTTCATTTTTGCCTATTCTTTTTATACAGAAAAACTACTACCACAACCACAGGTTGTTTCCGCATTTGGATTTTTTATAACAAACTGTGAGCCTTGTATATCTTCTTTGTAATCTATGCTTGCACCTTGTAGATACTGCATGCTCATAGCATCTATTAATATTTTAGTTTTTTCGAGAGGTATTTCAAAATCATCCTCATTCATTAC